TGGTTGCTTTGGCGCCGTAGGTATCGGGTGACAGTTTGCCGACGAGCCATTTTTCTGTTGCCACGAGCTCGTGGTAGATATCTTTCTCTATCTCTCCATCCAGCAGGGCGTCTCTGAGGTTTGATATGCCGTCGAGTTTGGCCTCAGCTTTGACCTCTTTAGCTTCGATCCACGCCTGTTTGATGTCTGGGTATTTGCGCCTTTGCTCGAAAAATCCTGACAATGACAGTCCGACCAGGCGCAGGGCGTCTTTGAGTGACGACCCGTCGGCATAGAGGGCACAGGCATCTCTGGCTTTGTCTTTAGCTGCTTCGGCGCGTACTTCGCGCTCGGCTTGCAGGACGGGGTTTGTCTCGCGCGGTATGACGTCAATTTCTGACATATCTCTACTCCCATCCATCGAACACCACCCTTGGGCTCTTGGGCTCCATCTTGCCTTTGGCGATCAGGCGCTTTGTTCGCCATCCGCCGAGGTTTTTGGATTTACCCAGCGCCTTGGCTATCTCTTTTTGCTTGGTCATTTTGAGCTCCATTTTAACGCTACTGACAGACGGCACTTTGACCAACCCGCCGATTATGGCAGCGAATCTGTCTATGAGTTCGTCGCGGTGTACTTTTGTAGCGCCGAAGCGTTTTAAAAATTCTTCCAGCAGGGCTTTTGCTATGACGGCACGTTCCTCGCCCGCCGAGGTTACTTTGAACCCCTCCTTCTGCAATTTTACGGCTGCTGCGCGCATTTGTCGCTTCTGGTTCTCCATGGCGCCTGACATAACGGCGCGCCGCAGAGACGAGAATCTGAGCGCTATAGCGTCAAAGTCATCCTCATAGGATGCACGTGTCAGACTCCGCAGGTCTGTATCCGGCAGGGGGTATGAGGCGGGAACGAGGGTGCCCAGGTTAACCAGGGCCTCGATACCGTCGAGCGTAGGCGCCACTTCTTCTAGGCGGTTACGCACCTTTCGTCTGAGTTCTGCTTTGGATCTGGCAAACAGATGGGGTGCATTTATGCAGCACCTGTCGGCAAGTTCTTGTTTTGTTAGGCCTAAACGTTCGCACACTGCGTCGTCTTGACCACTCCTGTAAACTGTTCCTTCAATGTAATAAATCATGAAAATCTCCTTTCACGGCAGGGATTATAGCACGGGCTGTACATCGTGTCAACAACTTTTTGAAAAAATTTTTATTTGGAACACAATGTTCTGGGAAATCGGATAACGGGTCCGGTAATTTTAGGAGGTCAGGGTGCGGGGTGTTCTGGGAAATCACAGGCGGAATTTTTGCGCTTGAGCGCCCAGGGTGCAGAATGTTCTGGGAAATTGAGGAGCCTTCCGGTAAACTCTGGCGCCCAGGGTGCAGAATGTTCTGGGAAATCGAGAGGGCTTGGGCGCGTAGAGGCGGAACCAAACCACCCCAAAGCGATCCAAAAGTCATCATAGGGGGTTCGGCGTTCTTGGTTTTGGGGTGGCGCGGGGGCGTCGGGGCAACGGTGGCACGGCGGCGGGGTAAATTGGGCGCGTCGGCGCACCAAAAAGTTTGATACCCTGTTCTACCTGTGGTTGTGGTGTTTTTAGCCGTAAAAATCGCCGCGATTTTGTAACAATTAGGGATATTTTGCACCGGTGTTAAAAGGGCAAAAGGGCACGGGCGCATAGGCGCGGCGCGGCTTTGGGCGAAAATGGGGTGTATATTCGGGCGCGTCGGGGTACGTGTAATGGGCAGAAAAAGGGCGTGGGCGCAAAAATGCAAGCGCGAAAAAATAGGTTTTTTTTCCATTTCATAAATCAAAAACTTTTATGGCTTTGGGGGGGTATACGGGGCAGGTGGTATTATATTACCACATATACTTATAATTTTAATTTATAAAATGAAAAAAAGTATAAAAAAGGAAAGCTTGCATTTTCGCCGCGCCCGAACCCCGCCGCGCCCTTGCACACCCTTCACCCAAGCGCGACAATACCGCATTTTTCACGAATATCGCAAAAAATAGCGAAAAAAAGTAAAAAATAATTAAAAAAGGCATTGACAAAAGTAACAAAATGTGATACATTACTACTCGGAAAGGCAAAAATAGCCTTTTTCCCGTAAAAATTGCAAAAATGAAAGGAAAAACAAAAATGAAAAACATCGAAACAAGAAAAAAAGCCCTTGCCGATTACACGGGCAAAAACGATATAAAATATGACGCCGACTTCGAAGCTTTTGTCTTGCCGGATGGCCGGATGTATAAAGTCTTTACAGATGCCGAGGCCGACCAAGCCGCCGAAGAAGATATAATGAACAGCCTTTGGGCGTTTAATGCGGATTTTATCCTTGACCATAGCAAGGCCGCCGACGACTTATCCGGCCGCGAACGCGACGAGGTGTTAAACGCCTTGCAAGAAATGCAATCGAAATTGTGCGAAAGCGCAACGCCGCTTGTCCGGTGTTTAATTGCCGACTTGAACGAGTTTATAGATGACGCTATCCGTGCCGATGGCCGCGGACATTTTATCGCACAATATGATGGCGACGAAATCGACCTTGGATGCGACTTGTATGCGTACCGGATTGACTAGAGGGGGCAGAAAATGCAGTTAAGTGTTGAAGGCTACAATATATTAAGCGATTTACACCACGCCATAAGCGCCGACCCGATTCGGCGCAAGGCGGCGCTGTCCCGTTACAACGGGGGTTTTTCTGAACTATACGAACGCGCCGGAATAGTCCTAGATTGGACGAGGCGGCGACATTGGGAACAGAACAAAAGAACAGCCGAATATATAGCCAAAAAGCGGGCTGTTAATAAGAACTACGCCCGCAAAAAGTAACAGCCGAAACGCCGCGCCGGTGTACCCCTTGCCGCTCTTGGCGGCTTGGCATCCGGTACGGTGTCCGCGCGGTATGGCAGACCACGCGCCGATGATGGCAGGCCGATTTTAAAATAAAAGGAAATAAAAATGTTAAAAATATTAGTAGATTCAAAAACATTAAACTATATCAACAGATTTGCAAGTAAAGAGCAAGCGCGTTACTACTTGCAAGGCGTATATTTTGCGCCTAATTTTGACCTAGTGGCGACCGATGGCCACAGGTTGGGACGCCTTGCGGGTGGGTATACCCTTATTGGCGAGCCTATGCGCCCAAGTGGCCTTATTATCAGCACGAAAGCCGACAAAGTTACCGCCGCCGCGTTAAAACGCTTGCAAGGGCAGATTACTATTACAGCCGACGCCGAGCCGAACGGAGTGGACGCCAGCTATAAAAATATAGTGGCGCGCGATAGCTTTGGACAATCCGTTACCTTGTATGAAATAGACGCGAGCTATCCGGAGTATGCAAAAGTGATACCGGAAAGCACGGACGCGACCGATTCAAACAAAGTGGCCTTTAATCCGTCCTACATGGCCGATTTTGCAGGATATGAAAAGAATGACCGCTTGCAGATTGAAATACACGGTGACGAGTCGCCTATTTTAATCAAAAATAGCGCGCTGGATAACTTTACCGGCGTTTTAATGCCCGTGCGCCTGAAAAAAGAGAACAAGTAAAATAACCGGCGCGGGTACAACGCCCGCGCCCATAACCTATGGAGTAAATAAAATGCGTGTAAAATTGAGAATCAGACCGGAAAATGAAAGTCAGAAGTGCTATATTTTGACCTTTGACGGTACGTTTGGAAAAACAAGCGTAGAAACATTTTTGACCGATAAAGAGGCCGCCGCCTATGTAGCGGCCGGCGTAGTGTGTGCAAAAAAGGAGTGTATAAAATGACAAAAAAGAATGTACTTAAAAACAAAATAGTGGACTTTATGATTGAAAATAGACACGCTTTTCAACTTGTGCGAAAAACGATGGACGCTTTTCATGATTACTTGTTTACAAAAGAGGGCAATTATACGCCGGATGGAAAAGGGCTTTGCCTATTTATAAATGAAACAAAGGGCGCTTTGCCTTATATTATAGGCTGTCGGGCGGTGCGCGAGTGGGTAAAGGCAAACTATGGCCAAAGCGAAGTCGAGAACCCCTCTTGGGATATCGATTCGCTTGTCAATTATGTAGTGGATAAAATAAAGGAGTAAATAAAATGACAAAAGATTTTTATATGGTAATAGCCAGTTTTGAGAACGCTACCCGAAACAACTGGGAAGTAGTGGACTTTAATTTATCCAAAAAAGAGGCCGACGCGCTTGTGTCAGATATACAGTGGGCGCATAGGCATAAAGACGTTGACGAAGATTGGACAATCGAGGACAACGGGGATATGATTAAAATAGTGAAACAAGGCGAGGAAATATAATTCTTGCGCCCGCGTTCCTAGTGTATTATTATGCAATTATGGAGGTAAAAATGACGTTTGACGAAGTTTTAAAGCAAATGCGCGAAAACGGTAAAGGTGCAACTCGTACGGGCTTGCGGTGGCCGTTGCGCCTTAAAAACGGCCTTATCTATGAAGGCACGTTAAAAATATGGGTGCCGTACCCGTCGCAAATAGTGGCGGATGATTGGCGCATAGTGGACGTGGAACAGGAAGATTGACAGTTTGGGGGCGCGTGTAATAATCGGGAATAAGCGCGAAGGCGGTTTTATAGATGTTTCCCGCCTTCTTCCTACCCCCACCGCATTTTATGGAGTGTAATTATGAAAATTAAAAAATCAGAAGTGAGAAAAGCCTTGCGAGTGGCTTTTAATGCAGAACAAAACGCATTTGCCGAGCTTTTCGCCGGAGTGGACTTGCCTTTTTGGTATGACGGGTGCCGGTATAGTGTGCCGTTTAAGTTGGAACAGGGCAAGGCCTTTGACGACGTAGCCTTTGAGTGCCTAGTGGACAAAGCCGCCGCGCATATAAAGGCCGTAGAAGAAAAAAGAAAGGCCGCACAATGATAGAGTGGCCGGATAGACAGTCGACGCTTTCCTGCGCCGAAAAGGTCGCGCGCCGTAGTGCCTTTGTGCTGGAACGCGTGCCGCCTCTTGTCAAAATGGGTATGAACCGTCATCAGATAGCGGACACGCTGAAAATGGACTATTGCCTGCTCGTGAAGTATATGAAAAAGCTGAACGTGAAGTGCCCGCGCGCCTGTGCCGGTGGCGGTAAAGGGCAAATGGGAGTGCGACCATTCGCAGGATTTAGTGGAAATGCGCGGAAAATGAAGGAACGGATTGAGTGTTTAAAAAAGGCGGGGTTTCACTATTGACAACCATAACAAAATGTGCTAGTGTGCCGGTATAACGTGAAAGGAGACCAAATGACATCATCGCTGATACATAGAAAAATGGGGCTTGTGCGCCCGATTGTCGAAAAGTCGTTGCAAATGCCCGAATATGAGGACAGCTATACAAAGCTGCGCTTGTCCCTGCCGTTAGAGGTTACGCGCAAGCTGCTCGGTGTAGTGAACCCAGCCCACAGATGCTCACGCCGGTTGCGTACAATACGCGGCGTCATTTGCGCTGAATACTCATGCCCAGTGTGTCACCGGCACTTTTTTGACCACATAAGCGATATAAGAAGTTTTAATGCAACCTGCGGCCGTTGGGAGTGCATGGGCAAAGACCGCATACTATACTTGCACGAGTACGCCCCGCTGACAGAGGCGTGGGCTGACCTCGTTATGCAACTGTATTCTAAACTGCGGCTCGACCAGAGCAAAGACCTTTTCGAGCCGTCGAGGGTAATAGAATACCTGCGGCCACAGTATGACGAGATGTGCCGGACACAGTCGGGGCGGGTGGAACTGCACCTGCGGACAGATAAAGACGGCTATGGCCTGCACGACCTGCGCATAGTGATACGCGCCGAAGGGGACAAAAACGACCGGTCGTCATTTATTATAGCAAGAGGCGGGCTTACACGGGGTAAAGTATGAGAGAGCTGTTTATTGACTTCGAGACTTATTACGATGAAAAGGCCAAGTATTCCCTAAAATACATGACGACCTTGGAGTATGTGCGTGACCCGCGATTTAAAATCTTGGGCGCCAGTGTGGCCTACGGCGACCACAGGGCTATGTGGATAGACGACATAGAAACCCTGCGCGCTGTCCTTAAACAAGCCGCAGAGCGCGACCTTATATTCGTGGGGCATAATGCTGCGTTCGACGCTTGCGTGGCCTACGAGGGGCTTGGCGTGCGATTTAAGAGGTATCGGTGCACGATGTTGATGGCGAGGTATCTGATAAGCCAGAATATCCTGCCGCCGGACAGTGGCACGGCGTTGCGTGACTTGGCGCCGTTCGTGGATATGGAGAAGGGCCACTTGGACGAGGCGTTGGCCAGCGGCAACGTGGATGAGTATTGCAACCTCGACGTGGAGATTTGTCGGGCGCTGTATAATAAATATGCGGACAAGGTGCCAGAGATTGAGTGGACATTTATGTCTATGCACATAGATTGCTCGGCAGTAGCAAAGTTTGACTTGGATATACCCCTGCTGAAAGAAACAGCCGAGAAGGCAAAGGCGAGGGAGCACCTGTTCCCCGTTGTGCGCAAGGACGACGCATTGACGGCACTACTTGCTAAACGCGGCGTGACGGTCGAGTATAAGCGCACGCCCAAGGGCAAAGATAAGCCGGCGTTCGCAAAGACCGATGCGTTTATGAAAGGCCTGTTGGAACACCCCGACCCTGTCGTGCGGCAATTAGCGGAGTTAAGGTTGGAAGCATACAGTACAAATGAGAGAAATAAGGCGCAGAGATTTTTGGACGCCGGGAGCCCGTTGGCGTGCCCGCTGTTATATTATGCGGCGCATACGGGGCGAAGCGGCGGACGAGACTATAACGTGCAGAATATGAAACGTGGCGGGGCGTGCCGTGTAGCACTCAAAGCCATGCCGGGCAAAAAATTGGTGATCATTGACAGCTCGCAGGTGGAAGTACGGACATTGGCGTGGTTGGCGCACGAAGAAGTGCTGCTAAACACGTTCCGCAGGGGCGAGGACGTGTATAAGGCGTTCGCGGGTAATTATTTGTTCAGAAAGCCCATCGACGAGGTCACAAAGGAAGAACGGCAGATAGCCAAGCCGGCGGTGTTGGCGCTGGGGTTCGGGCAGGGCGTGACAGGACTTATTGCCTACGCTAAAAACTACGGCGTGGACTTGTCGGACGAAATGGCCGCGCGGTGCGTGTCCGTATACCGCGAGACATTTACGGCGATCACCGGCGGGCGGTTTAAGCATAAAGACGGACTATGGCAGAGAGAGTTTGCGTTCGCGCTGGCTAACGGTTACACAGAGCTGCCGACAAAGCGGCGCCTGTATTATCCGGGCTTGCGTAAAGATGGCGATGAATATGTGTTCACAAAGCACGCGATATTCCTGCGAGATACGACATTCCCCAGATTGTGGCCGGGCGTTGTCATAGAAAACATTGTGCAGGCAACGGCACGGGATTTGGTGTTCGGGCAGGTGGCTGACATATTGGCTAAATACCCGCAAGCTGATTTGTGCCTGCTGGTACACGACGAGGCGGTGCTATCTGTGCCGGAAGCAGACGCGGAAGAAATTATGCGCTACGCTGAGGTAGCGTTCAAAACACCCCCTGCTTGGGCGCCTGATATTCCGGTCAAAGGCGAGGGACATATAAGCGATAGATATGATAAATAGGAGAGACAAATGTATAAATTGAGCTATTCGAGTATAAGCAACTGGCTGTTGTGCCCCAGGAAGTTTAAAGAGATCAACGTTGAATATAATTTTAGGGACGCGAGCTTTGCGACCGCCAAGGGAACGGACGTGCATAAAAAATTGGAAGAATACGTCAACGGTCGGGCGAGCGAGTACCCGTTGGATTATAAACACCCGCTGTTGGACACACTGCGTACAATGTATGCGCAGCAGAAGGGCAAGCCATACACCATCCAAACGGAAAGTATGTTTGCGGTGGATATAAATGGCAACCCGGTGGGCTACAAGGACGACAGCGCGGTGTTGAGAGGCAAGATTGACTTGCTGATAACTTCACCGGCCGAGGTGCTGGTGGTAGACTACAAGACCGGCAAGCGCAGAGATAACACCCTGCAAGCGTCGTGCTACGGCGTACTGACGCAGGGGTTAGCAGGCGATAAGCCTGTATCGGCTGTGTTCGACTACTTAGATAAGGGTCGAGACGAGCCAATTAAGGTGGATAAGGCTATGCGCGATCATGTGTATGACCTTATTCGTGATATAAATAATTGCAGGGAGTTTCCCGAGCGCCCGAACAATCTGTGTGCGTGGTGTGCGGTGGCGACCTGCCCCTACTTTAAAAGGAGTTAAAAATGGTTACTAAAGAAGAATTGAGCGATAAAGAGTTTTTCGTTGAGGCTAGAGGTTCGTTGAGCAGTATTGACCCCGATAGCGTGGAAGCGTATATGCTGCTTGTACAATGCAAAGGCGACAGGAAAGCAAAGACCTTCGGCGGGTTGAATGCTGTAATGGGTAGCAGTAAAGCATTGGTAAATTTGCTAACTAATTTACCTGATTCTCTACAGCACGCTTATGTAACGCTGTATGTAGCTGGTGCATTTAAAAAGGACAGGAGTAATGACCAGGATTAACGTTGTACCGGTTGAGGAATTATCTGATCAGCATCTGATTGCCGAATATCATGAGCTGCCGAGAGTTATTAAGCAGAACATCGACATATCAGATGCGCCGGACAAGTACTGCCTCGGCAAAGGGCACATGAAATGGGCTAGAAAGAGTATGCTTTTTACGTTGTCTAGGTATAGAGCAATCTACTATGAAATGATAAAAAGAGGGTTTCACCCAAAACATACTCCTCATGATTTAACGCTATATGCCTTTTCACAGAGTGATTTTCTTTATACTAAGTATGAACCAACGCAAGAAGCATTGAAATTGAATCGTGACAGACTTATAGAAAAGTATAAGCAGAAGCCCGACTGGTACAAATGGACAAATAGGGAGAAACCGAGCTACTATGACTGACAAATGCCCTAAATGTGGGAACAAGCTTGAAACAACAGAAAGGGTGGACAACCTGCCTGATGTGGTGCTACACAAACAGCCAATGCTCGTTTCCATATTTAAGAGGTGCTTCAAATGCAAATGGTTCTTTTGGAAATTTTTTAGGAAGGATAGAGAAAGATGAAACGTTGGCATACAAACAAAACAAAACCAAAAGCAAATGGTAGTGCATTTATTGTAATAGGAACAAATGGTGATGTTTGGATTGATGAAATGAATATAGATGAATATGGAGTATCCTATCCATTAGGTGCAACAGAATGGACCGGTTGGTCTGCTGATTGGGATGATTATAAAGAAAGAGTAAAACTATGGGCTTATGTCGATAAATACTTTGAAAAGGAATTAAAAGATAATGTGTGAACAACAGAAACAAATAGTCGTTATGACGAATAAAGAACTTGAACAGCTTGCAGAATCTGAAAAGCTGAAAGAGAATGTAAAGCTCTTGAAATGGAAAATCAAGCAATCCAACAAGGAGCTGTTTGACTGGATTGACAGGAACTTTGGGTTGGAGAGAGATGATTAGATTTATATTGACATTTATCCCTTTTTTCGTATAATAAATTTGTGGCTAGGGAAAGCTACCCGAAAATCTTGCAACTCACAAGCCTGCCACAATCCTTTAAATGAGTTTTATATGGAGATATAAATATGTCTTTAAGAAGAAAATGTTTATTTTGTGGAAAAGAGTTTAAAGCAACTAGACAACAGGTAATGAACGGATGGGGAAAGTTCTGTAGCCATTCTTGTTCTATGAAGTCAAAGGCAGAAGATGTTTCTGGTCAAAGATATGGTAATCTGACCATTTTAAGAAGAATTGATGGCGAAAGGTGTTTGTGTAGGTGCGATTGTGGTAAAGAAACGATAGCGTTTCTTGGAAATATGAGGAGGCACCACACGAAAAGTTGCGGCTGCTTAAGGCACAGAACAAAAACTAATCTTATTCATGGTCTTTGCAAAACTAGGCTTCATCAAATTTGGTGGGCTATGAAACAGAGAACGACAGACAAAAATTCACAAGCATATAGAAATTATGGTGGGAGAGGAATAAAGTTGTGTAAAGAATGGTTTGACTTTGTGCCTTTTTATGATTGGGCTATCAACAATGGATACAAAGAAAAGCTAACAATAGATAGAATAGACGTAAACGGAAATTATGAACCATTAAATTGTAGATGGGTAACAAGGAAAGAACAAGCATTAAACACAAGAAGAAATGTTTATTATGTTTTGAATGGCAAAAAAGCAACTCTCTCTGAGGTTCTTAAAGAAACAGGGTATTCAGAAACTTCCTATTATAGAAATAAGAAAAAGAATAAAACAAATATAAAGAAAATATTTAGGGGCCTGGATTCTGATAAGTATAAAATAGATTTTTGGAAAGGATACTAAATGAGAAAAGTTTTTAGAAATGAAGCCGACGTTAAAGACGCCGTTAAGCGTATCATAAAGGACCATGGTGCCTGGTATCATATGCCTGTCATTGGCGCCTACGGTGTCCAAGGTGTGCCGGATTTTGACATAGTTATGAATGGCCGATCCATAAGAATCGAGACAAAATTTTCAAAAAATCACCGTCCGACTCTGCGCCAGCAACTCTGCCTGTACAATCTGACGAAGGCCGGTGCCCTCTGCATGGTCATCAATGAGAAAAATATCGGCGACTTCGCGCTTGTGATGGATATGCTGGAGACGGGGCGCGTTACCGACGCAACCGCCCTCTGCCACGCCAACGTGTCAAAATACTTTGACCTGTTATCGAAGGACTTTAGACCATGTGGAAGCGTGTAAATAACTGCCTTATCGGTGTCAGCGAGATAGCCCACGGCAACTATAACCCTGCCGACTATCCGAACATTCACTTTAAGACCTTTAAGAAGCACGGCAAGGATGTGGCTATCTTTGACGGGTCGTTCTATACCACGTCATACCTGCGCCGTATGGGTTACAACGCGCCTTCGTTCGAGGAGACCTACCACTACCCTGGTTTTAAGGTCCCTATGGCGCACCAGCGCGAGACCGTTAAGTTTTTCTTGGACCACCCGCGGTGCTTCTGCTGCAACGGGCTGGGCACCGGCAAGACATTATCTGCCTTTTGGGCGGCCGAATGCCTGCGCGGTTTAGGTCAGATTCGCCGCGTTTTGGTCGTAGCGCCTAAGTCAGCTATGCGTAACGCGTGGGAGTCCACGATTATATCCACCTGTCCGGGCATTAAGTTTGTCGTCCTGCGGGGCGACCGCCGGCAGAAAATAGCCGCCTGTATGGACGTGTCAAACACCTACATTATTGTCAACCCGGAGTCGTTGCATATCATAAAGGACTCTCTGCCGGAGGTAGACCTGGTGATCGCAGACGAGAGCACAAAATTTAAGACGTGGAAGGCCCAACGGACGCAGGCGCTGAATTATATTGCCCTGCAACGCAGGGTATGGCTGATGACCGGTACACCGGCTCCACAGGCGCCTACGGACGCGTACGCCCAAATTCGCATATTGCGCGGGGGCAAATATATGTCGTTCACGGCGTTCAGAGACAAAACAATGTACCAGATTAACAAATTCCGGTGGAAGGCCAAGTCGGTTGCCACCAAGGTGGTGTCCGATGAGATGCAACCCTGCATACGGTTCTCACGGGACGAATGTTTGGATCTGCCGGACTTAGCTGTCATCGACTATAAGGTGCCGTTGTCCGAGCAGCAGAAGAAAGTTGTCAAGCAGTTGCAGGACCAAGCTCTTGCCCTTATCGATGGCGAGGTGGTAACCGCGGTCAATGCTGCCACCGTCCTGTCTAAATGCCTGCAAGCCCTTACGGGGGTCGTCTACGGCAACACCGATAACGACGGCGAGCGCCAAGAGGTGCCTGTAGACTCCACGGAGTTGTTCGAGGCCGTAGGGGACATTGTGGACCAGTCGGAACAGCCGGTGCTGATATATGTGGCCTATCGGTCGTCCGTTAAGGCTATGCTGGACTACTTTGCTAAGGATGGCGTGCCGGTGGCAGGGATTACGGCAGACACGACCGTTGACGAGCGCACAGAGATTTTTGAGAAGATACAGAGCGGGGAGCTGAAAGTTATGGTGGCCGTTGCGCAGACGGTGGCGCATGGTATCACGCTTACGAACGCTAACACGATTGTGTGGCTGACACCGCCGATGAGTTTCGAGACGTACGACCAGGCCAACGGGCGTATTTATCGAAAAGGGCAGACGAGAAAATGCACAATTTATCGGGTCTACCAAGACTGGGTAACACGGCTGTTACTCAAGCGTTTGGACGAACGGACCGAGTTGCAAAACACGCTGCTTGAAATTTTATCTAAAAAAGATGTTGACATTTAGAACAAGTTGTGAAATAGTTATTTTCGTGAAAGGAGTAAAATATGCAATACGATAAAATAATTGATTCATACATAAGGCTGAGGGACAGAATTGCTGCCCGCAAGGACGCCTTCGAAAAAGAAGTCGCGCCTATGAAGGCCAAATTAGAAGAAGTCGAGTCGTTCCTGCTAGGGGAGCTCAACCGACAAAATCTGCAAAGTTTTTCCACGCCGTTCGGCACTGCGTTCAAATCTCAATGGACAAAGGCCAATGTGACGGACTGGGAAGCCCTGCACAAATACATTATGGATAACGACCGTATGGACTTGCTCGAACGGCGCGTATCTAAAACAAACGTCCTTGACACAATCGCACAGGGTGATACAATCCCCGGTGTGACAATCGAGTCGGGATATACCTGCAATATCAGAAGAAAATAGGAGACCAAACATGGCAAATGAATTATCTTTAACAACCAAACAAAACTTGCCGGCGTTCTTGTCGGCAGAAGCCAGCAGCGAAAAAGCCCTTGCGGATAAATTATCCCAAGGTATGACACGCGGGCCTATGTTGCCTGCCCTGTCCGTTGCCGGTAAATGTTTCAGCATTCGGATCGGTAACCAGAAACAGGTCATCGAAAGCCCGACCGTTGACATTATTATTGTTGACAGCCGGTCCACGATCAGCAAAATGCTCTATCAAAAAGTCTATAACCCGAACGAGTCTGCCGGGGCGCCCGATTGCGCGTCGGTTGACGGCGTCGAGCCGGACTTCGCGCCTGCGGTCATTGACCCAGAGCGCAAATGCACTTGCCACGATTGCCGCAACTGCTACTTTAATAAATTCGGTACAGCACAGCAAGGACAAGGCAAGGCCTGTAAAGACTATAAACGATTGGTGGTCATGTTGGCTCCGCCTGAGGGCACACCGGTCAGCCCGAACGCTCCGGCGCTGACTTTGGATGTGCCGGCGACGTCATTCCACGCCAAGCCGGGAACCAAGCACATGATGCTGCGTGAATTTTTGGAACACTTGGCTCGCGGTGGCGTGTCGCCGTCTATGGTGGTGGCTACGTTAAAATTCGTGCCGGAGTCACCATTCTCGCAACTGACATTCACACCCAAGCGCTATGTGACCGAAGCGGAGTTTGCCCGTGTCAAACAACTGCGCGCCGACGAAGGCGTGGTCGAAGCCATCGAGGCCAAGTCTGTTAAGGACGACCAAGCCCCGGCAGCTGAGCCAGCCTCTGCGGCCTTTACGCCGTCAGCCCAATCCGCCCCTGCGTTCGCGGAACCGGCTCCGGCTGCACAACCGACATGGCAATCCTATGACGCCCCTGCGGCAGAACCGGTCGCACAACCTGCGCCTAAACCCAAACGTACACGCAAAGCAGCAGAGCCAGCCCCTCTACCTGCTGAGGCGCCCGTGACGGTCGCGCAAGCGTGGACAGAAGCCGTAGCAGAAACGGCGTCAGCCCCGGCTGAGGAAGAAGTCTCTGACCAAGCGGTCATGGACGAGATCACAGCGTTGGTGGCTTCCTATAAAGGACAGAACTAATGTTGGTCACAAGGGATGAAGCACAAGCACTTTCGGAGCGGCTGATTAAGGCCGTCTCCGAGGAGTGCCAACGGACCGGGACAACGCTCACGGCGTTGTCCAAGATGACCGGCATCAACGCCAAGGTGCTGTATTACTGGGTAAATGGTATGCGGATACCACAGGCGTTCTGGGTTATCGTCAGTATGCAGGACGCGCTGGCTAAACTCAAATCACTGCCGGACAATGCTAAAAGGGATGCGGTCAAAGACATTTTACAATAAACATTTTAAAGAGGGGCAAATATGTTGGAGTTTTTTAATGTTCTATGGAAAGGTGAAGGGTTGCGCTGCCTGGCCATTAAAACAGGCGGTACATTCCGTCACCAATTCTTCGAAACCAACGAACAAGCAGAGGCGTACTTCGCTACGGTCAAGGACGGACCGAACGATGTTTATTTCGCCCCTGCTATTTTTTCAGATAAACGCCGGAAGCAGGACTGCGTTAAAAGTATCTGCTCATTCTGGCTTGATATAGACTGCGGACCAAACAAGGACTACGCCACACGGCAGGAGGGGCTCGACCGTCTCTATTCTTTTCTCCCATTGGCCGGGCTACCGAAACCCGTCGTGGTATGTAGCGGTAATGGTCTGCACGTCTACTGGCCTCTGTCTAACCCGTTGTCACCGGACGAATGGTTGACACGGGCGCAGAGGCTCAAAGCTCTGTGTGTCATGCACGGTCTCAAAGCCGACCCGTCACGGACCTGCGACAGCGCGTCTGTCCTGCGTCCTGCCGGGTCGCTTAATCATAAGTCTAACCCGCCTATGCCGGTGGGCATTTTGAGCGCCGGGGAGGTCTCAGACCCTGCCTGCCTGCTGGGCGCCCCCTCTGACAACGTAGGCGCTAAGGCGAGCGGCGGGCTTATGGCCCCCGAATATCCTGACGTACAACTGCAGGATGTGGCCAAGCGGTGTGGGTTTATTATGGACGTGCTGAAGAAAAAAGGCGCTGTGGACGAGCCCCTGTGGCGGGCGTTTTTGTCCATAGCGTTCCGTTGCGACCAGGGCGCCAATCTTATTCATGATTTTAGCAAGGGGGATCCAAGATATTCGTTCAAAGAAACACAAGCCAAGGCTGAGGGAACAAAGGGTCCATACACTTGCGAGCAAATACAATCGCTATGCCCGGACTTTTGTAAAGATTGCCCCTTCAAAGGTCGGGCCAGCTCCCCTATCAGCATGGCAAGGATAAAAGACTATGCCGAACCTCCAACCGACGAGATTAAATCAGACCCCGTCGCGCGCCAGGGGCAGGTAGGGGACTTTGAGATCACAACCGAGGGCGTGCGCAAGATTGTCCACGACGGCGACCATATTCGTCGTGTGTATGTGACAGCCATTCCCATCTGGGTCAAGCGCGTCAGCGAACGGGCGAAAAACGAGGACGGGCGCAACGAGTCGGCTGTGCACTTATACTGGCAGGCGCTTAACGGCCAGTATCGTGACGGTATGCTGGACCAAACCGACCTGTACGAGAAGCGGTCGTTTATTAAATGGCTGGCTGAGAATAATATCCGCGCCTGCGTAGGCAAGGAGGTCTCCCCTCTGCAGGACTATATTACCGCCGCCATAGTGGAGCATATCCGCGCCAATAATATCGACACATTCTACGATAGCAACGGCTGGGCCGAAGGCGGGTTCGTCGTCGGGTCGCGTATGGTGACCGAGCAAGGCGAACGACAGGTCACTGTCAAGACCTCGTCAGCCATTTGCAAAATGGGTAAATGCGGCAGCAGGGATAAGTGGGTCTCGGCCACGGCTGTGTTGGCCAACCCCGACTATTATACGCATGCGTTTGCTGTTCTGTGCGGGTTTGGCAGCATATTGGTCGACCTGGCGGACTTGCAGAGCGCCGTCGTCTCCCTCGTTGGCGAGTCGGGCTACGGCAAGACGTTGGCAGGGTCTATGGCGCTGTCTATCTATGGCGACCCGGCAGTTATGACGCAGGCGGCCACCGCTACGCAGAACGCCATTGGCATGCAGCTGGCGGCGCATAAGAATTTACCGTACATGCTCGACGAGGTGTCCGGTATGCCGAGCTATAAATTGGCCGACTTTCTCTACGATGCAGCCAACGGTCGGCAGAAGGAGGTGCTGAGCAAAGACAGAAAATTGCAACAGGGCGCCGGATGGGCCTTGGTGCCGTTCATCACCTCCAACCATTCCGTGCTTGAGATGTCCGTGGCGGATATTCAAGAGGCGCACCGCAAACGCGTGTTGGAGATACCGTTCGATAATAAGATCGGCAAAGACGACGCGGCCACGTTGGCTGTTGCCCTGCAGGATAACTACGGGACAGTCGGTGACGAGTACATCCGCAAAATTTTGGCGCTGCGCCCGCAAATAAAGTCGCTGGTCGCCAAAGAGCTTAAGACGCCGTTACTCAAAGACATTCCGTCCGTGTATCGCTTCGGCGCGTGGACAATCGCCTGTGCCGCTGTGGGTGGTAAGATAGCACACGAGATGGGGCTGATACAATTTAACCCTGCAGAGGTCATATCTAAGGTGGTTAAGGTGTTCTTGGCGTCCATTGTGTCATCCGTATCTGAGGCGGAGACGGCAAGACGGGCTCTTGTGGCGTTCCTGTATAATAATGTGGGTTGTATTAACTTCTTATCGTCGGCGCCCAACGCCATCGATACGACCAACCCGCGTATGATTTATGCACGCTATGACAACGAGCGCAAATTCTACTATATGGCTAAAGACCAGTTTAAGAGTATTATCCGAGAATCTGGATTGTCATTCCGTAATTTAAGCAGCTGGATCAAGCGCCGGGGCATTCTGGTAGAAAACCAACGCTTGGCGTCTAATATGCCTAGGGTTGAGTGCTTTGCGATACCTGAGGAAGTCTTGGGTGTAAAGTCAGAGGAATTGCAGGGCGGGGTCCACGAGTAACCCGCCGGTACCGCCTGTGTGGGCTGCATATTTTACTATACTTTGATATGTTGTGAATCCCGGTCGGTACTGCCGGGATTTTTTTTTCTTGACAAGGCATAATATATTTGCTATGATAGGAGCGTAAATCATAAATACTCCTTTCAGTGGTTCACAAGTAAAGGCAGCGCAAGCTGCCTTTATCTTTGTCTTTCATTGGCCAGATACAACAGCCACTCAAGATAGGTCATATTACCTTTACGTTGATTGCAAGAAAAATGAGCGCAACCCAAGTTGCTATCGTGTGATGTGCCGCCCCTCGAAACCGGCGTTAAATGCTCGGTGCTTAGGTCTTTGACGCTTGTAATGGGCTTACCGCATAGCACACAGGTTGGATATATTCCAAGCGGTATCTTACCTTTCCACTGTGCTATCTTCTTTTTCATTCTTCGCAGTCAAACCCGCAGAGTTCGTTCATAACGCCGTTGAGGTAGGCGTCGTCAGCCGAGCTGTAATCCGTGCAGACTAAGATCTCGCAGGGCAGCTCCCCTCTACTTATGTTTGCGCAGCCATTCATCGCGAGCGCGAGAGCCAGCGCGCAGGCCACGAGAAACGGCATCAGAACGTCGCGCGGCGGTTTTCGTCTTTTCATTGTCTACCCCTTCTTTTTTACCGAGCGACCAGACGGCGATAAGGACCGCCGTCATGATCAAAAGCTCACAGAGAGCTGCCGTTAAACTTGGCATCATTTCTTCTTATATTGAGCGTAGAAAATAGACAGCTTCTCAATAAATGCTACGAATTGAGCATATTTAGAGCCTTCTTTAGCTGCCGGCAGCAAAGCAATAATTGCAGAAGCTGCACCAACGACAACGCCAAAGATAGCGAACGCTGTTTGTAATTTTTCCATAGTTACCTCCTATTTAAGTTACCCCGGCAAGGGACATCCCTTCCCGTATCTCACTATCGCTGTAATAGGCTATGCCATTCTCGAAGAGAATTATAGCCTTCAGCAGCTCAAGCATAACATTTGCATCATATAAGTCAAGATGTTCGTCGCGCCTTTTATTCATTCTTTTGCAGACAAACTCTGAATACCGCTCGCTGCTATTCTCCGTTGGCGGGGCAAACCGACTTATAATGCCCTGGATTGTATCAATCCCGTAGAATCTCTTGTAGTTTAAAAATAATTTGCAGGCGGCTCTTATGCCGTACTTAGCGTCTTTGAATACGCAGAACACCGGGTCTATTTTTTCTGAGTTCTTAACAAGACCCAGCCAGTTGTTAGTTGATCTCTTTAGGTTGCAGGGATTTTTATTACGAATTCCTCTCGCAACCATGGCTTTCCCCGTCATTCTTTCTTATGCTCTTTTGTCATGGCGGAGAGCATATCTTTTATGTACTCTTTTAGGCTCTGCAGGTCCGCCTTTGTTGCGACGTTTGAAAATATGAAGTCCTGCTGCTTCGAATAAAGATCTTTGAGTTCGTCTATTTCTTTTCTCAGGCGCTCCTCTGTCTCACGCGCCTCAGCTATACTTTGCTTGGATTGAATTTGTTTGAACATCCACACGGCAAGCCCTGTCAAAGCTGTTAATAGCCAGTTTGATATGCTACCAATCAAGTCGTCCATAGACTACCTCCCTCATAGAGACCATTATAGATGAGGGAGGCGCCTATGTCAAGGGAAAAATTAGAATTTTTCCACACCGGACTCTGCCATCATACTCTCCACCTCAACGAGGCATTTGAAAGTCTTAGCAAGGTCCTTTAATATGTCCGCTGATTTCATCGCTTCGCAAAGAGACCATTCCTTTTTCTCTCTGCCGATTTTCTCAGCGACCTGCATTGTCATATCCCAACCGGAATATATGCGCTTTTTAATCGTTTCCATTTCTTCTTTTGTCATTATCCTTCTCCTGTATTAGAAGTTAATCTCACCGCGGCAGCAATAGACGCCTCGTCGCACGGTGCGTCCTCTAATGTGATATGAGCCCCGTCGCTCAGCACGATATATCTGCCTTTGTACACGCGCCGTGTGCGTAACAAGTCAGTCGTTACCGGGTAACCCCAAACATTCACCACAGGTATAGCGGTGCCGTTAACAGTAACCGTGTAGGCCACCGGGGCGCCCGTGATAACTGTGTTCGGGTTGATGGTAAGCAGCAGGCAGAATCTGTCGAAGTTGCCTACGTTATTGGGGTTCGTTACTGTTAGAAGCCCTGCAGTTGACAAGGCTGTAGCTTTGTGTAAATGTTCGCAACAGTTGCAATTCATCTTATATCTCCTTATTCAAAGCGGCGAGGGCGCGAAGCCCCCGCCTTGCCGATACTAACATCCGCAGCCACATCCACCGCAGAAGGGGGAAGGTCCTGCGTTATATGTCCAGGCGTTCGGATAACGAACAACGTTGGAGGTCGCTTGCGCCAAGCGCAATGATTCGACTTCGCTTTGCAACGCCTCGATCTTGTTCTGAGCGAGTTGTGCTTTGATGTCGCTAATTCCCGACGCAATACTGGACTGAATAGCCGCGGTGTTGGTAGCGTTGTTGAAGTTTACACTGTCAATAGCCCGCAACGTGTTGCAGCAGCATTGATTTTGGTTAGCCAGCAATTCGGCTTGAGACACCTGCAAGGTGCCGATGTCGCGAGTAATCTCGTTATACCGGTTGTCCAAGGCGCCTAACAAGTCGTGGAACGTTTGATTCGTAGCAGCCACGGCTTGTGCTGTACCAGCCGTAACGGCCGACAGCGTCTCGCGTTGGTTGGCGATGGTGTTTTGATTGTCGAACCCGCGTTGCACTTCTGCGGAAGTTGCGAATCCGCCATCAGCCGCACGGGCGCCGAAGCCCCCGAAGCCACCTGCGAAAATTAAGAAAAACAAAATAATCAGCACGCCCATTCCTGAGCTGCCGCCGCCGAACACTCCGCCATCACGGTTACCCATCAAAGCGGCGATGTCTGACAAACTATATCCTGAAGCATCCATAATTTATACCTCTTAAAGTTAAAGTTAAAGTTAATCTACCTTTCGGGAGTCAAGCCACGAGGGCCGATTATCTCAAACCGAGCATTCGTATATCTTCCTCGGTGAACTGCTTTGCGTGTATATCCACGCCGCGGGACTTAGCCGCATTGAGCAACGTTTGCAGTTGCTGTTGTTGCGTCTTGCCCGCCATCATTTGATTAAACGACTGCATTAACGGGTGGTTCTGCAGCTTGCCCGCCAGGAACTGCTGCGCCAACGTTTGTATGATCCCCATGGTCTAGTCCTTTCATCTTTTCCTCAATAGAGCTCAGGCGCTCTAAAATCTTCGATACGTCCGGTTTTTCTTCCTTTGCCGACTGTTTGACATAAGTACTGCGCTCTGTCAGACCGCTGTTAGCCATCTGCAGGACGTAAATCTCGCCTTTGGTCTTATTAAAGCCGACATAAATGGTGTTTGGCAGGGGAGATATTTGGTCCATATCTGCCTCTGAGCTTGCGAAAAAGCACTCCGACTGTGTCGGTTGTGCCGTTAATGTGCGAATGGGCTGCCCTTGCGGCATTCCACGCGCCATTGTGTCTAAATAAGGGTTGTTAAACATAATTAGCCTCCTATGAGACTAATTAAAGCACGGATAATATGAGATTACGAGGTCAGAAAGGGGCCACTATTGGGCCGCGATACGAGCGATGACGTCATAGGCACGGGCTCTACGGCGCTTTAGGGTCCTGTCGGTCGTGTGCAGACGATCGGCGGCTTCTTGAATGGTGAGTTTCTGCACGTCTAAGGCGAGCAGAGCGTTGAATAACGGCAGAGGCAACATCATATCCGCCAGGAGAACGGCGGCGGTCTTAGGCGGCAATTCCCGTAGGAAGTCTTTGTAAAATTTCCTGTTTGTCATCTGTGTCCTCCGGTATGGGGCATATTAAAATAGGCTGGATGGGTTCGTCGTCAATGGGCAGCACAAGAATGGGCTTGATCGGCTCATCGTCTATGGGCTTCTCATCGATGACTTTGGGCAGGGGCGCTTGGGGACGACGGAGCCGGCCTCTGAGGCTTGGGACTCCGAGCGCCCGCTTCGTCTTTACCGTCTGCTTTACTTCCATTTATTAACCTGCTGAATTATAGACGTGGTTACTATCTTTTACGCTTTGTTCGACATAGCTGGTTGTATCAGCCTCGAACGCCCTGTGCATAAAATAACCTGCAAGGCCGGCTAATAAGAGATAAGCCAAGCCAAGCAAGATATAGCACGGTGTAAGAGATTTGCGGTTTGCGGCTGAGAAAGCCTTAAATTCTTCAATATCCATTTTATTTACCCTTTCCTTTTGATTTACCTTTGCATGGCATTATAACCCACCTCCTATTATTTGTCAAGACACATCAATAATTTTCGTCAACGTCGTGTCCATAGTGACCGTTTTCCCCATATCTATCGGGTCAACCACTGAACCTACGTATGTCGCTGTCGGCGTTGCATTAGCAGATACAACAGACGATGTCGTGCCTGCTGTCGGCTGTGTCAGGAACAATGTACCTTGCTTTGTGGTTTCCGTTGTGTATGCGGACCACCAGATATCATTCCCTACTTTAATATAACATTCAGATAGGTCTATTGAACCGGGCCATTGATTACCCGCTGATTTTCCAAACCCGGCGCCTAAATAATAAAGGCCGTTCTGATATACACTACTCGATGAAGTCACACTACCGGATGTTGTCCAGTTTTCACCATCTGTAGATACTTCTAACTTATATACGGAACCGGTAAATGAAAACTTTATGTAATATGTTGTATTTGGTTGAGCAACATACGTTCCTACGGCGGATGCTATATTCCAACTTGACCCGGTCGAACTTACATAGAAATAGAACTTCCCTGTCGGGTCTGTTCCAAGAACTAAACTATTCGATGCCGTATCAAGATTACTAAAATAATAGCAATGTGTAGATGTAACGCTATCTCCTGTTGTCACCTTCATTCTAATTTCCCACGTGCTAGATGACGGGGTAAAGGCTTCTGGAAGAACTAAATAGTTATCATTACTAAAGTTACTGGCAACCCTATCCACTATTGTCGGACTACCAAAGACATTAAAATGAGAAGTATAATCTGTCTGTTCAACAAAATCCTCTGGATGAACCACCATCTGTGTTGCAGAACGTGTCAAATCTGAACCCAAATAATACGGGGCATCTGTTTCATCGATGTAGCTGTAACCCTCACTAACTGTGATAGAACCATTCGTTGCAAAATTTACTAATTTCAAAGCCATAGAACCATTGACCTTTATATAAGTATCCGCAAGATAAATAGAGCCAGTCAAGCAATAACCAGATGCCGAGTTCTTTCCTATAAGAAGGTTACTAGTAGACGAGCTATAGGGCCGAGTCGTTACACTAGAGGTGCCTTCGGTTGTCCAAGTTTCTCCATCAGTTGATGTATATAAGGCATAACCAGATGAAGAATTATATGTTACTTTGATGAAGAATTTCGTTCCAACCGTTAAAACCGTTGAACCAGTTATATCTACTGTAGAGGTTGTGCTACCATTCGTAGAAATGCGAAGGCGAGCGGTGTTAGTAGAGGATGATGTTAAACGAATGTTATAGCTTGAATTAGTGCCCGTATCTATAATACCCAATGCAGTACTTGAAGCCGTTGTCATCTTAATAGCTGTAACCAGCTCGAACGACCCTGAAGCGTTATTTAACACATTTGTGGCTGTCAAATATTTGCTATCGCTAAAACCACTCGCTACATAGTTAGAATCAATAGTTGGAGAGCCAACAACCGTATAGTTAGTTTGCGTTGCGTGTTCGGCTTCATAACTCACAGCAAACCCCCTATCAGCATTTGTTCCTGCAATAGCTGTCTTATCAGGTGATAAGTACACAGGTGTTGTCAAAGCTGTACTTACTTTAAATGTACCAACAGGAGTTGTGCCTGTCTTGCACATTAAATCAGAGCAGACATCTGATGTATCACGATAGACATAGATATCGTTTTTATAGCCTAATGTTTGGTTCGTACCAATCTGGGCTATTGTCTTTGTAACTGTGGCCGGAATAATAACTTCTGCAGAACCTGAATTATAATATCCCCAACCAACAGATACATCCGAAGATGTCGTGCTTACATCAAACCCAAGCGGCGTTCCTACGTTAGTCCACGGGTCATTCGGGTCTTTAAAGGTATTAACCTCCACAATGGACTGCCCGTACGGGTCCGTTGTAATAGCCTCATTGACAAAGCCTGTCAAGGATGTACCTGCGAAGTTTTGACCGTTGTACACATTCGCAGAGAATTCATAAATAGGCATATCTGCTTCACGAACCACTTTAACATAGGTGTTGTTACCAACTGCATAACTCTTTAAATCGTTAGAGCAGGTTGCAGGACCTGAGTAATCCGTTGACCACTCGAATTTCTTAACAAGTTGCATTGTAGAGATGTCGTGGTTTGTGTAGGCGAAAACAAACAATCCTGTCGATGTGCGAATGAATAATCTATTGTCCAAATCCCACCAAGCAGCAAAAACAGTACCTTTTACAGCATCCAAAGCCGATGGCGTTGTAACTTGAGCAATAGTGTTATTCGTTGTATCAATGTGAGTAAAGCCTTTAATGGAATTACCCGCGTGATACCAGAACTGATAATCATCCTTACGGCTACTTTGGACAGCACGATATGTATATTCATTTGTTGCTGCTCCAAACATAGCTTCAACAATTCCAGAAGAACCTAATTCTGTAAAGGTTATTGCAGAACCATTATAGGTTGCTTTATAAAACTTGTCTGTGCTCCAGTTAGCTGCATAGCAATCTCCATTTTCTGTGAAGAACGGGAAGTACGAATTATCTACCCTTCCTGTGACAAAACCGTTCGTTACATATACAAGACGTGCTTCATAGTTATTATAGTCCACGAGAGACATAAGCGAGGCAAACCCCGTATTAGAGGAATCAAGTCTGGCATCTAGCAATAAAGAACGATTGCCAGAGCCGGCATTCCCATTGAAGGCCCCGGTATAGGCTCCAGAGGAAAAGAACATTAAACCAAAATAAGAAACACCACTACGAGTATGACCATATCCAAAACAAATACCGTTAGAAGTATATGTCGGCGGGAAATATATATGGTAGCTTCCCGAACCCCAAGAGCCCGATAGCGAGCCGGAATTTCCAAGATAGGTCAGAGAACCTGCACCGTCTGTCGCAAATATACCGCCAGAGGCATAAAGGAAATATCCATCAAAGTAATATGGATAATTTATAGAGCTTCCTGATGTATAGTTTATATCATAAGTGGCAGGATAATTTAAGATAACTTTATCGCCAACGTCTATACCACTCGCATTAGAACCTACCAATGCTGTGACTTTGTCGCCACCGCCTTGACCGCCACCTTCACCTGTAACCGAAGCATTAAAAATCGGCATAGAATCCTCCCTTATGGATAAATAACTAACACAACAGACACGTCGGACGCCGGCGTTTCTGTACACGCAAATGTCAAGGTGTCCGTAGTCTGCGTTGTCGCACGCACACCGCTTGACGTATAAAGATCTTCGTTCGACCCATCCAA